ATCCCGATCCCAGCAAAGCAGGCATTGGACGAATCTCTTAAGTCTCGTAATAAAGCTCCTGGCAGCACCAAAAAGATGAACGAGATGCTCGACGGCATGAGCTGGGAGCAGCCTGTAGTCGGATACGACGGGGAGGTACAGAATTTAGAAAGCGTAGATCCGAGAGCAAAGATCAATCCGGCCATCGGATATGACGGTCAGGGTAATAAATCTAGCAAAGCTCAGAGAGAGCGGGTTGCTGCAGCTATGCGCGGAGATATCAAAGGCGTATTATCAAGAAGGCAGCATATCGCCAAAGAACGCCAGCTTCGGGACAAAGGATTTTTCTTTTCCGAATCTGGATTGCTTGACGGCAGACCCATAGGTATGAGCCGTCGCGATGTCGATTTGCTCGATATTGATGATATGCGCAAGGCTGGCATGACTAGCTTCCAGGGCAAACCATTGGACCAGGCTATGACTGATCTTGGTGGTGAAGAGCGTTTGGAAATGGCTAAGGTCATGCAATCTGTATACTCGACAAAGAGTAATTATGAAGACGCGCAGTTAAAATTTCTTAAAGCGGCGGGCAGCCCTAAAGCTGACAAGTTGCGCGATGCTATGGAAGCTGCGCGTGAAGATATGCAAAAGACTATCGGTCTTGCCGCTAGCTATGGATTGGACAACGAATTGTTCGAGCAGGCAGAGACTACTGGCTGGCTCTCGGCTATGGGCAACGCTGTTCAGCGTGGTGCTCTGATGAGCGAGATGAGTAATTATACTCCTGACTTTCTGACTAATACATTGGATGCGGATGAGATGCAGAAATTCATAGAGATCGCATCGGAAATCGAAAAGCTCCCGACTAGCTCTACTATGAAGCGTGTCAAAGAGACTAAGTCTGATGGCTTTCTCGATGCTATGGGAAATCTATTATTTGATAATCCCGCTGCGATTCCCGAAATGTTCGTGGAGTCACTATCATCCTTTCTGCCTAGTACAATTAAATGGCTCCTCCCATCTGCCGCTGCTGGTGCCGCGGCGGGAACAATTGTTGCTCCCGGCGCAGGAACCGCGGCCGGTGCCGCAATTGGTGCTCGTGCATCCTGGGGTGTCGCATCATTTGTACTTGAAGCCTCCGGCATGGCACTTGAAGGCATGCAGGAATTAAACATCGACTGGAAGAATCCAAAAGTCTTCGCCGCTGCCTGGACTAACGAGAGCATACGGAGCAAGATTCAAAAGAAGATGGTACAGAAGGGCACACCTATCGCCATCGCTGACATGCTTACTGGTATGATGGCTGGCAAGGTTATGGGCGTAGTTAACCATACCGGCAACGCCGTGTTCAAAGGTGGTAAGCTTTTAAATAAGGAAGCATTTAATGCGGCCAATGGAGCTGTCCCGAGGTTTAAGCTCATGCAAAAGACCCGCAATGCTGCGGCTGAGCTCGGTGCAGATTCTTTCATGGGTATGTCCGGGGAATATCTCGGACAATGGGCAAGTAAAGAACCTGGCGAAGATTGGGACTGGGATGCTATCGCTGCTGAAGGATTGGTCGGAGTTGGCCCTGGAGCTGTTGGCGCTGCACTTGAAATGCGCGGCCCGCGAGCTAATTACTTTGGCAATGCACCTATCGATATTACTGGAGAAACTCAGACAGAGACTGGATCAACAGGTACAGTAAACCGTGCCGGATATCAGGCGAATTACCAAACCTTTAACGATCCCGAATCCATGATGGCTCACTTTGAGGATGTTGTCCCTCAGGGAACAACTCCCGAGGAGCAGGATCGCAGGGCTGCATCGCTCGACTTTACCCGTCGCTGGGTAGATACAATGTTTAAAGTTCGTCCCGAAGCAATGGCTGGATTGAAGGTAGTAATTAGCGACCGTACTCCTGATGCAAACCTTAAAAATCGTGGAACTTTCGAATCTCGGGACGGTAATAATATCATCTATTTAAACGAGAAAGAATTCGCTCAGGATCCCATGGGTGCAATGCTTCACGAATCTGGTCACTTCGCCCGCATCATGATGCTCAAAGACGAAGAGCTCACGAAGCTATGGGGCGGATTGAAAGAGGGTGAACAGCTCGACGCTTATACTCAATACTATACAAAGGACTATGAGCGTAGCTTCGAGGAGCATGATGAAAAGACTCAGAAAAAGATCCGTCGTGCATTTAATAAGACTGATAATGAAGTCCTCGCGGAAGAGTGGTTTTCTTACCAATGGGCAAGAGTGCTCAACTCGAATTACAAACCTGACAAATCTGTTAAAGGTCTTGAAAAGTTCTATTCCGGGTTAGTTCGTCCATTATTCGCAGAGTTTACTGGGAGCGAAAAAGCAGCGGGTGATAAGAAGGGCAACGAGTTCATGCTCGACGAGCAAATCCGACAGTTTTTAGAGGATGGATTTACTCCTAGCATGCAGACCGAGTTCGATAATGCTCAGGCTCAGCGAGATGCTCTTGGAGCTTTGTATGAAGAAGGGCTACCTACTCAAAAAGAAGCAAACCGAGTAGGGAATGCTAGAGGCAAAATTCCTGGCCAGCTTCAGAAAAAGCTAAAGGCCATGGGCCTCGCGCCAAAGAAAGCAGCCCAAATGGCTAGAACATTAAACGCCATGGCGGGGGAGAAGATTTTGTCTACGGATCCCAAGACCTACAGTACATTCTCTATCGCTACCGCAAGAGCCGCGGGGCAAGAGACGGAGGAAAATCCGAACCTAGTAAAATCCGCTGAAGGTGGCGTACAACCTTTCACAGATAAAAAGATTCCGGTTAAAGAAGAAAAAGAAGTTAAGAAGGAATATCCAAAAGCTAAACCTTTGCGAGAAGGCTTAAAAGAGCCTACACAAGTAATACCATCGGAACAAAAAATAGACCGGTCTGACTTGGTTAAACCAAAAGACCAAAAGATCGCTTCGCTTGAGAAGCAAATAGAGCGCACCAAAGAATTAGCTAAAAAAGCGGACACTCCAAAAAAGAAAGAGGCTTTCGAAAAGAGAATCTCTTCGCTCGAATCAGATCTGACATCTCTTAAAAATAGAGACAAGCTCCGGGTTTACCCGCCCACCAAGACTGCAAATAAACCTAAACCGCAAACTACGAAGCTTTCAGACTCTGAAAAAGGTAAAAGGTTAGAAGCTCAAATCGCTAAGACCCAGGAAAAATTAGACCGGGCTAAAAGCGAAGCGGAAAAGAACACGCTCCGCCGCCAGATCAAAATTTTAACTTCTAAAATTGATACCGAGCTTAACAAAGCAGCGTCTCCAGCTTTCGTAGGTCGCGAACCAAAGAATAAGCCGGTAAAGCGGGACATGTCTGAGCGTGTAGAGCTCGGTAATGCACCCGCGCAGAAACTTACCAAGGCCCAAGAGAGAGCCTCTGACGCAAAGGCTCTTATCGATCGCTTAGGTGCTGAGATGGCTTTGGTTACCAAATCAGTCATTACTGATCCTAAGAAAGAGAAAGAAGCCTTTGAAGCTCTTAAAGCTGTTAAGAAAAAATTTAAGAGTCTAAAAAATTTAGATGATGCAATCCGAGCGCATCTAGTAGAAACAAAAAAAGCGAAGGGTACCTTCGCAACAGGGAAGACTATATCCAGCGTCCTAGACCTTGAGACCTTAATCCGTCTATCTCCGTCCTCATTCATCGGGGAGTTAGAAAAAGCCATGGATCCTACGACTGGTAAAATTCCAAACGCCCAGGATATCGAGGACATGGCTTTAGAAGCTCGGGAACAAGTTGAATCTAAGAAAGAAGTTATCGAGTCCAGAATTGCAGAAGTTGACAGGGAGATTCGATCGCTTGAGGACGGAAGGTCTGAGCTGCAATCCGCAAGCCAAAAGCCGGAGGCCGGAGATACAACTATTGAGGCTGAGATTGAAGAGCTTAAAGAAATCCGCAAACGCTTGGTAAATAATCTACAATTAATCGCTCCTGAAAACTTAAGCCTTGATTGGAAAGATGTGTCGCATCCCCTTCTTTGGTACAGAATAGCTGAAGGTAAACCCGGTACTGACAGCAGAGAATTACTGAGCGAGCCTCAGAGTTTAACATTTGGTATGATGGCAGACCCAACATCGTATGCGGCTCGAGGTATCTCAGTTTACAAGACAAAGCAAGATGCAGATAAGGATAGGCCTAGAAACGAAAACTCCTCGCTAACCCCTCAGGAAGAGCTTTGGGACTTTGTAACTGGTGGGTTTGACGAGAGCATAGCGCCTCGAGGACAGTTTGCTCCCTACGGCGTAGCTGAAGATGGGGTGGTTCGTACTTTAGACAATTTTAAACTTATACTTCAAGCGGTTAAAGCTTCCGCCATGTTCCCTAAGCAAAGGGACATTGGTTCTAAGTCCATGGGTCGCGCACGGTATGCTAAAAACACTAAGGGCGGGAACGAGCAGGCCCGTAAAGGATATCCTAGCGGATATACGACAGACAAAGGTGCTAGCTATGCTGCGATTATTGCCGAGCGTATTCGTGAAAAAAAGCTTACCGGAACCAAGAAGAAGGGCTCCGAAGAAAAAGCTTACCTAAGTATTGATCTAGTATCCAACGACCCGACGATCGAAGAAGTCCTCGGTCTGGCTATGGCAAACGGAAGAACTCTTGAACTTCTAGGAGATCCATCCGACTCGATGAAAGATTTTGATCAGGCAATGTTCATCATAGCTCGGGAGAATATGAAATCCGAGATGGTTGAGCGCGAGAAAGCAGCAGGTTCGAAGACACAGTTAAGTGAAGACGGCACAAAAACCATCGACTTCAGTGAATCAACCATCGATCGCCCCAGTTTCTTAGATGGAAAAATGCTAACCGCTAAATCAAAGGCGGTTAAGGGTGGAAGTACTACAAGTTCTGTGGACGATATTTTTAAAGGAAGCCGGAAAGGTGGAGTGCCTACCGACATTGATCAGGAAACAGACTATGCGGAGCAAGCAGGAGATCCTTGGCCTAAGGTCCAAGGCTCGGCAACTTTTTCAAAGACTCTTGCCGGTATCGTTAGTACCAAGGCTAGAATTAAATTCGAGACTGACTACATAAACTATGTCATTGAGAATGTTCAGTCTGCAATTAACGGGTTTAAGACAAGCGAAGCTGGTGTCCCCGGTCAGTCTCTGGAGCAGAGAGAGGTTGAAAATAAGAGCCGCGAGGTTACCAAAAAGGTGTACCGAAAGGACGGCTCCATGGACAGTGAACAAGCCAAGATACTTGGCATGCCGCTGAGCGATAAAAAAGTAAAAGAGACTTTCCCCAAGCTTACTGGTAAAACTCCACAAGTTGCATTCGAAGAATTCGACAACTTTTTAAACCAAGCAAAAGATAACCCGACTTATTCTAAGGCTTTCATTGATTTTCTTACTGCTCGCAGAGAAGTTTTTCTCAACAGCTTAGTAGAAACCAAAAAAGGAAGAGACTCCCTTGAGGAAGCAATTAAGAGCTTTGACTCCAGTAAAGAAGGTGCTGCTCGGGTAGCCCTGCTTGAAGAAATTGCTGAAGGTGGTGATGTCGTACTTGCAAATAAAAGAATTATTAAAGGCTTCGATATTAAGCCCGAGAGCGAGTATAACTACCGCAGACCGTTAGAAAGAACTTCGGAAACGGTATCAGCGAAAGCTGGGCGGGACAGTTTTACCGCATCAAAAATATACGAGACTTTTGATGTCATGACTGCCTTTGCTGCGGGTCGTACTCTTGACGGGAAAGACTTCGAAAAAGAGCAGACCAATATCGGTAAGTCGGAAACTATGCCCGACCGACCAATTGAAGTAAGCAAGGAAGAATCGGATCTTCTATCTTCTGTCGATATTAACGCTGTAGACTTTGCTAACTGGTACTTAAAGAGCGGTAAGCCTGAAGATCAAATGCGAGCCCTTCAATTTCTACCCTCTTCGCAGACGAGCAAAGACGGTAGCACAATCCAGCAGTTACCCGGTGGCCTCGGAGAGGGTCTACTCCCTTATGTATTCATGGATTTCGCTAGGTCCATGTATGAGAAGCTGGGGATTAAAAGTTTTGATACTAATGTAGAGAATGCCCGAAAAGAATCAGGAAAGAATCAAAAAAGATTCAGGAAATTCTCAGAGGTTAAAAAGAACCTTCCTGCTTTTAAAAAGGTAGAAAAGCAAAAGAAAGAATTAGAGAAAGCTTATGATTCTGCCAAAACAGCAGACGAAAAAGCTGTGCTAAAGGACGGCATTGATAATATGGATAAAGAGCTTCAATCAATGCGTTTGGACCAGGCTCCACAAGATTCTAATTTCCAATGGAATTTCGAGCGTGGACAGCTGCTTTTTAATGGTAAGCTTGCTAGCTTCGACGCGTTTCTCGACAAAGAAAAAAGGCTGGATCCCGCTGCAATGGCGGCGTTGGGAAAGCCCATCGTCCAAGCGGTCTTAGATGCAGAAGCTATTGATGTCTACCGCCAGACAGATCCTAATGCAGAAAACCTTCTTCAGCGGGATACGCAGAAGGGTGGAGCAAGAGAAGACAACAGCGCAGACATGCGCGACGACACCGGAAATGAGGATACTCAGGTAGCGAAGGCTCCAAAAGGCCAGCTCGACTCAGGCATGTCTCAGTTTGATTCTACTTTCATAAAGAAAAGCGATATTAAGATGCGCGACGATCTTCAAAAGCTCGCAATGGCTGAGTTTAAAGAGAATCCCGAAATTCTTGAGCGTCTGTCTTATGAGCAGCTATCCGAGCTATTAAAAGAGGACATGGGCCCTGTTACCGAGGTTCTTCAAAAAGAAGTGGAAAAGCGCGCACTTAGAAAAGATATAAGCATCACCTTCTCACCGGAAGGTACTTCAAAGATCCTAAACTCCGACGCCAAGATTTTAACCAGCGACGCAGACCCAAATCTTGCGAAAGCAACCTTGCTTGGTCGGATCGCGGGCGATAGCGAGCTGATCAAAGAATTTAAGGAATGGGCCGGAGGTAAAAAGCAAAGCCTGAGCAAAGGTAGTCTTAAAATGGATCTGGTAGACCGTGCAGACCCTCTTAATCAATTAAACAAATTATTCCTTAAAGGATTTGAAGCTGTCGGACTGGACAGTTCGAACCCGCTATATAAAGCTCTTAATGTTCACGGTAAATACTACCAGTTTTTCGGAGAGGGTGATAACAGCGTAGAGCAAGCTAGACTTGAATATTACGAGCCTATGATGGAGCTCATGCGCGAGTATAATGTCGACGAAAAGAAAATTGGGGAGTACCTAAACGCCCGGGCAGCCCCGAGTAGAAACTTACAAATCGAAGCTAAAGCTTTGGAAGCTCTAAAGGAGATGGAAAAAGATCCAGAAGGCCCCAGAAGCGAGAAGTATAAAAAGATTGAGAAGTTTTTCTTTAATACGACTGAAGATGGTAAACGTACGATCAAGCGAGACTCGGGAATTAGTACTGAGACTGCGCTCAAGGTTGTGGCTGAGATGGAGAAAGAGCCTAGGTTCGTAGAGTTCTTAGACAAGTTTCTTATAAAATATTATAAGATGAACAAGGAAGGTTTAACTACGCTTGCTAGCACAGGTATGATCGGCCAAGACACTGTTTCAAAAGAGGGTATAAATGAAGTTGAGGCTATGAGAAAAGCGATGTCCCGCTTTGATTTTAAAGGGGGTAAAGCTGATAAGTACGGTAATAAATATAAATCTAAAGTATCTGCACTTGAGGATAATTATTCTTACTCTCCACTCCAGGGATTCGAAGGAGAGACCGAGAATTTCTACGAGCAAGAAGCAGCCTGGGAAGAGTTTGGCGCAGGATCAAATGCAACAGGAAAAGGGTTTGACCAGAAGAAAAGCGATCTAATCCTACAAGGCGCTTTTGGTAGGTATAAGTCAGGCGCACCTGACCCATCATTGACTTTAGGAAATTCTTTTAGGCAGCATATCTCTAGCGCCATTCTAGCTCAAAAAAATACAGTGGCTCAGAAATTTGGTATGGTTTACGGAATGATGCGTGCCGTAATTTACGACAAAGACGGTAACGAACATTTCAATGCGAACCGGCTTACTGAAGAGGAAAAGAACGATCCGATATACCAAGCATACGAAGAACTAATTAAATTAAAAGAGCCCGGTAATGAGACCGCTTTTAAAAACCTAAAGTCTGAGTTCGACCAAATTTTTGACCCGAAAGGTTTTGAAGAATCTGAAACGGTGACCCAATACGAACTACAGGAAACAGGAGAGATTGGAATTGTTCGCCGCGAGATGAGTCAAAAATTTAAGAATGATCCGACAGCGTTTACCTATCGAAGAAACGGGATTCCCCAATTCATAAAATTCACAAGCAAAAGCGAAGGTCTTAGGATGGCGGATACAATGAAGAATTTAAGGTATGAGAATTTACCTCAGATCCTTCAGGGCTTTAATACAGTGACTCGTGGAATGGCCCAGATGTTTACCTCAGCCAATCCGGCTTTCATACTACCCAACTTCTTTCGAGATGTTGCAACTGCCGCGATTCATTTAGGTGAAGATGATAAAAAGGTTCTAATCAAAGACGCATTAAACTTTAAGAATCTTAGCGGTTTCATGAAAGAAATCTATAAGGTTGAACAAAAGATCCATAAAGGAATCAATCCGAACACTAAAGATAAAGAGATCATGAATCTCTTAGCATCTGGAGACCCGAAAAAGATACTAGCGTCCGGAAACCGTCAGGCCATGTTCCAATACTTTAAAGAGGCTGGTGGTAAGGTTGGATATTTTAGGCATGAGTCTCTCCCTGAAAAGATCAAGCAGATCCAGAAAGATCTGAAGGGTAAAAAGGGGTGGACGAAGAAAGGTTGGAAGGGAATGTGGCAGACCATAGATTCTATGAACACTGCCGTGGAAAACTCCATCCGTGCATCTACATTTTGGGCAGCGATTAAGGATGGAAGATCTACTGACGAAGCAGCTCACATCTCAAGAAATGTAACCGTCGACTTTAATCAAAAGGGCAACCTCACACAGACCTTTGGCGCACTCTATGTATTCTTTGGTGCTTCGGTAAATTCCATGCATAGATTTTATAGGACCTTAAGTCGCAGGACTCCGGCCCAAAGAGCAGCTCTTATTGGTGGAATGGCCAGTGCTGCACTTATCGTAAATCTGTTTAATCGATTAATGGACGACGATGAGGACGAAGAGATTCCAGACTACGACACTATTAGCACATATAAAAGAGACACTAATTTTATTCTTCCTGTACCCGCTGGTCTTCCTGACTTCTTTAACGACGAGAAAGATACTGGATACTTCAGTCTACCACTTCCCTTAGGTTACAACTTATTTTGGACAATGGGTCAGGTCATGGGAGATATGGTCGCAAAGAATGTATTTAATAGGGGAGGGATGGGATTCTTTGGTAGTGCTACTCGTGTACAAGAAAGTTTCTTAAATGCATTCAATCCCGTTGGCGGCGCTAGTTTAATAACAGCAGCATTTCCAACAGCCGTTACTCCTCTTGTTGAATTGTACGCGAATAAAAACTTCATGAATAAACCGATCCGCTATGCTGATCGTCCATTCGAAGTACCTAAACCCGCACATATGCAGGATCCTAGGAGTACACCGGATCACTGGACTAAACTATCCCGATCGATCAATGAATTCATGGGTGGTAGCGATGATGTAAAAGGTTCGCTCGCGGGCATGATGGGTAAAAACCCACTATACTACAATTCTGACGAGGATATAGAATTTGATATCTCTGGTAATCAGATGAAACATTTACTTTACGGATACCTTGGTGGCCCTGGCCAGATAGCTGACACTTTATTTGGCGGTATGTTTTCTGCAGCCAAAGGAGATTTATCCGTGAAAAACATTGGTGACATTCCAGTAGCTAATCGTTTCATGCGAGCCACGACCTACGGATCTGCGACCCGCAACTCATTTCTTAATCTGCGTGACGCTACCAAGAATGCCGAGAAGGTTATCAAGTCTGCAAAGATTCTAGGACCGAAGGTTTATACCACCGCACTGAACGACAATAAAAAACTCTTACAACTATCATCGCAGATTAGTGCATTTGATAAACAGAAGAACAAGATGCGCAGACTGAAAAAACAGATCGAATCTTCTAAGGCGTTGTCTGATAACCAGAAAACGCAACGGGTGGACGAGTTGCAGAAGAAAGAGTTAACTCTTATGATTGCGGTCATAAAGAAAGCTCAGGCTCTCGGAATTTCATAATAGTTCATGAAGGAATCAAACCTTAAGTTAAACAAGAAACAGGAAGAAAAACTCGTCGAGTATACGCTCGAACGGGTCAGACAACTTAAGGAGGATAACCGCGAACGTATTGAGACGGATAAGATATCTTGGAAGACATATCATAACGATCGTTCAGACCGTGTGTCATACGACGGTATATTCAGCCATTCAAATCTTTCGGTACCCATGACTTCTCTTGTCGTAGATCATTTCATGGCACGGGCCGAGGATGAGATAACCGGGACGAGTCCCTACTTTAAATTCGAAGCCCAGGGAGCGAGCGACCTGGAAACTGCCGAGGGATACGACAAGTATTTCAACTGGAAAATTGAGGACCAAGCAAAGACACGCGAGCGTCTTGAAGAATCATATCTTCATTTATTTATCCAGCGTGCATTAGTTCTTAAGTCTACATATCGCGAAGATATATCCGTGTGGTATGATTATGAGCGTAATGGCCTGTTCAATAATCAAACAGGTGCATTTGAAGAGATCCCAGGCGAAGGACCAATCATTGAAGGAGAATCTCAATTCATTCCCGAAATCAATCCTTTGACCGGAGAAACAGAACTTCGACTTGCGACCGATCCAAGTTTTCAAATGATCCCTGGAGTTCATGAATTTCAACCCTTACCTCAAGGGGTTCCCACCCAACAGGTAAAGTACAGAGGTCCAAGGTCGGAGGTCATAGACTCAGACCGTTTCCTTTGCCCGAGTACCGCAGAATCTGTGGACGAGGCTGACATCGTTGTAGAATTGTATGACAAAGATTTAAAATGGGTTCGTGACATGTTCATGAATAGGGACTGGATATCATTTCCTGATTATTTAAACCTCATGAAAAAGGATGCAAATCCAAGGTCGGAGGTCGAAGAGAATGAGGAGAGAAAAGAAAACCTATCGTTTGATTCCGATGAAAATCCAGTCGTTCCAATTATTGAATGTTGGATTAAACGAGATGTTCTTGGAACTGGAACACCTCAAGAATTTTGCATCTTTATAGATACCGAGACTGAAAAGCCTATCTATTATGAATATGTTGCAAAACTAACTCCTGATAACAAAGTTCCATATACCGCAGTTTCCATCGGGAAAGAGCGGAACAAGTGGTGCGGAAGTAGTTTGCCCGAAAGAATTCGTAGCTTCCAAGAATATGTAGACCGCCAATTTAATTCTCAGAGCTATCGTAATGAACTCGCTGCTAATCCGATCATTGGAATTAATGCTCAAGCTGTAGAGGACGAGCCTGAAGATGTTGAACTCCATGCCGGAAAGATTTTTGAATTAAAGGATCAATATAGCATTGATGACTTTATAAACTTTGCCGCTGTCCCCAATGTCGATATCCGAACTCAAGACTTGATTGATTTTGTATTTGGAATTGTCCAGCTCTGGCTCGGAGTAAGCAACATGGCACAGGGAGATTATCAGGCATTAGCTCCTGCAAATACAGCAACAGGAGTGGAAGCAACCCTTCGCGAGGCGTCTAAGATTGGTCGTCGTTGGATGCGTCGAATTGTTCGTGGTTTTGAAGAGCACTTGACCAAGCTCGTTCAAGTAACAATGGCCACGATCGATGAGGAAGAAGTATTTGAATATATGGAAGGTGATGTTCGTGCCTTTGGCGTGATGTCCCCAGAAGCAATTCGTGATATCGGAATAAATGTTCGAGTCATGCTGTCTCAGGACCAAGGCCAACGGGCTATTGAAAAAGCCAATCTCGCATTGCAAACACAAGACAGATACTTCCAATCTCCTCCAGAGATGCGTCCTTTCATGCGTCCTATGCTTAAACGCATTCTTGATGCTATGGGATTTGAGAAGACCGATGAATTTTTACCTGCCGAAGCTCCTGCCGATCCAAAGAGCGAGGCAGAGATTGCCAAGATGCTTGGTGACAATGCCGCACAGGGCGGGGGCGAAAGCCCAGCTCCAAGGGATGGCGTATCTGCCGTCGCAAGTGGTATGGGTAATAGTAACCCCCAAGGAATGAATCAATATCAGCAATAATTATTTATGAGAAAGTACAAAAACGGAAAAACCAAGGAGCCTAGAATCGAGCAAACCCGTGCGATCGAGCGTAGGACTAGTGCTAACCACGAAACCGTCGAGCAACAGTTCGGATCAGGTTTCCCAAAATTTGGATCCTCTCTCGGAGTATCCTTTGATGGAGCTGTTGGAAAGATTTCCAAGACCAAGCGTGCAAAGTCTGTAGAATGAGCGATCTTGTTGTCTTCGATCAACTCGCGGACATAAAAAAATTAACGGTCGATGAAGCTTTTATCCATCTTGAAAAACGCTTTCAAAAGGAGCGAGCAAGATACCTCTCCCGTATGCTTGATAAAGATACGCAGCCGGAGGAAACTATCCAGATTAAATCGATCATTAACGCACTTGAGGGCTTATCGCCTCTGGCTCTTGCGGAGAAGGTATTAAAGATCGAAGCTAAGAATCGTAAGGTTAAACATCCTGAATTGTTCAAGACTAGGCGCAATCCAACCGGTTGATCGTTGTAACGCACAAACCTATTTTATCCTTATATAACCCAAACCTTAAAATATTTTTACTATGGCTAATATAAAACTAACCTGGGATGTCCCCGCAGATGTCAGTGACATCGACACTTTTGAAGTGTATGTGTGCGACACCGCAAACCACAAGACAACTGACGCAGAGTTTCAAACATCTCTTGATGCAATTCATGCTGGAACCTCTACAGTTGGCGGTGAAAACTTAGTACTAGTACAAGACAATATCGCTACTAATGTAGCCGAAATCGCTTCTTGGACAACTACTATGACTGGTACGCACCACTTCGTAATCGCTGCAAAAAACCAAGGCGGATACAAAGTAGGAGACGGCAGCTCGGCTTCATCAGCAGTCGCTACTCTTCCCGTAACCTAACACCCTTTGACCTATGCCCCTCGTCTCAAGATGGGGCTCCAAGGTCACTTCGGTACCTGCCCGCGAGCCCAAGGCCAACAGCCCGAAGCCAATAACTTTAACTGCTCGGCCTATACCCGTTGACCTAGAGTCAAAGGCCGAAAGCCTTGGGTCTTTGGTCGGAAGGCCTATCCCGGTTAAAGCATGAGCTATTCTAAAAAAGTACAGAAAGCTAAAGCTACCCGGTCTGACCATCGAAAGGCTAGGGCTGTTGCCGGTTCAATTAATCGAACCGCACTTAAGAGGGACTCTAAAAAGTTTAAAAGTCTTGAGCGTGAACATGATCAGGATCAACGCTTTGGAGGTAATTTAAAATCGGTATATTTTGATTCCGATGGTGATGGGTATAAAGATACCTACGGCCGTGTTTACCGCTCCGGGGTTGTTGGCAAGCCGGGTGTAGAAATCCCTACCTTTGGACATATCGTTCCTCCGGTCTCTGGCCCGACTGGATTATTAGTATCCAAGTTAGTATCTAAGCCTGCTAGTGGCCCAAGCGATTTAATCGCTCGCATACTCGCTCCAGCTAATGGCCCAACCGGATTAGATGCATCCGTTAGTATTCCAAATTCTGGCCCTAGTGGATTAGATGCAACTGTTAATATTCCAAATTCTGGACCAACCGGATTAGATGCATCGATTAGCATTCCGAATGCTGGCCCTAGCGGGTTGGATGCGGTTGTCAATGCTCCGAATTCTGGCCCAACAGGCTTAAATGCATTTGAAGGAATTCCAGACGCACCTGTTTCCGGCCCGACAGGATTAGGTGCATCCGTTAATGCTCCGGCTAATGGCCCAACGGGTTTAGGTGCATCCGTCATTGCTCCGGCTAATGGCCCGACAGGGCTAGGCGCATCCGAAGTGTTTACCGCGCCAGCTAACGGCCCTACAGGGCTAGGCGCATCCGTTAATGCTCCGGCTAGTGGCCCGACAGGGTTAGGCGCATCCGTTAATGCTCCGGCCGAAGGTCCTACAGGATTAGGCGCATCCGTTAATGCTCCGACTAGCGGCCCGACCGGTCTATCTGCGGCTAAGCTTACGCTTAATATTAATATCGAAGCGAGTCAGGACACGATTGTTGCTAAGACTACCGAGCCGGCCGGAACCATTGAATATGCTTCGGATGTCGGATATCTATTCATATACGACGGAACCGATTGGCATCATACTGACGGGGGTAACAGCTAACTAAGCCGTGGGAGATGTAAAAATATTTAATTCCGCTGGAGAGAACGATAACGAAAATACTATAACCTCTTCCGGTTCGTCTGTTGGTCGAGTAAAAGATCTTTATATGCTCAAATCTGAAATTACTGAGCTTGAGCAAAAGGTAGAAACAAACACCTCTAACTTTTCTAATTTGGTGCAGGATGCACCGGAGGATTTGGATACACTAAAGGAAATCTCTGATAATCTTGATCTTGAATCATTTTTAGATGCTTTGAACGGTCCAAAACCAGCCGCAGGCCCCTCAAATATTCAAGCAGTTCAAGTACCGTAAAAAAGTTCATCCATCCGATTGAGAAGAGCTGCATAACAAGGAATATATAGAACATGCCCAGCATTTTAGAAGCCTTAGGAACCTCTTTAAGCGGAAAGCTCGGAGAAAAATTAAATCTTGCCGGTGGTACTCTTACTGGTCCTTTAATTGTTCCCGAACCTACCGCTGCAAACCATGTAGCTACAAGTAGTCAAGTAACCACTCTTGAATCTGCTATTGGAAATTATGGAGACTTTGTAGCAAGTACTGCAGATGTTACCGTTTCGATCTTTGATACCGCAGCAAATATATTGGCCCGAGCAAGCGATCCGAAGGGTACCGTTGCTGTAGCCAGTGATACAAGCGTGATTTATTATTGGGCTGGTTCTGTATGGACTGCATCCAATATCGCAAGTATTCAAGCTGACAGCATTGCAGCCGCATTAACTCTTAATATTTCTGGTGATACAGAAAGTAACATCCGGTCGCGCGAAGGAGATGCAACCGGTACCGTGATGTACGGAACGGATACTGACAAGCTATACATCTTCGACGGATCCGCATGGCACGAATATCAACCCGAAGCATAATACTTTAGAATGAGCGACATTAATACATACGCAGACGA